GTATGAATCCGCCTCGTCCATCTAAACCAAAAAGTAATTGTCTTGATAGTGGATCCAGGCCAGCTTCAATACGAGTTGCACCACTGACAAAAGGCATGGCTTCACCACCCTCCTGGAACATTTGAATGTTTGGCATTCTTGACTGTAGGTTTGATAAATCAATATTTTCACGAACATAGTCTTGAATAGATTCCCTTGTAGGAATTTGTGGGATATTTTGCATATCAACCTGCGGCATAGCTCCTGGCATTGGTTGTGGCATTTGTTGATTTCTTATTTGTTCTTTCAATTTACGGACAGCTTCGCTGAAAGCGGTGTTTTTTTGGGGCAGTCTATTCATTAAACCAGCAATACCTGAAGGTGCTGTAGGCAATCTTTCTGCTCTGCCTTCTATAATTGAAGGCATGCTTCCTCTAAAACGCATGTCACCCATTATCGGTTTTGCCATCGGTAACCCACGAAATAAACCGCCACTACGTCTTGGGATATTACCAGGGCCCATATCTCTTACAACGCCTCTAGGCATTTGAGCTATTTGCTTTTTCATGCCTTTTCTAATTTTGCTTAAAAATCCCATTAACTTGCCCTCGCAGTTTCTGCAAACATATCCATGATTTGATACATAAGCTGGGTTCCTCTTTCCCTATCTTCTTCAAAAGATGGGATTAAACTAATAATTCCGTTTTCGCCTTTTTGTAACTCATAAGAACCAGCACCTCTAACGGCACGGCCTGTCATTACAAATTCACCGTCTGAAAGCATGGCTGGTATTTCATCAGAAGTTTCGGTTCCAGGGCCATTAATATCGCCATTCATTCTGTCAAAATCATCCATGTCAATTTCAACTTCCATTTCACCGCCTTCATTCATCATAGCTACAGCACCACCGTCAGCAAAAGCCTGAACTGGTCCACCGTATGCCATACCTCCTGAAAGTTGAGGTATTGTGCCTTCAGGCAATAAACCAAACTCTACTGGATTAGGTGCCTGTTGGCCCATTCTTCTAGCAATTTCTGCTTCAATGTTGTATCGACCTGTTGGCCCCATAGTCACCAATGGTGTTAAAGGAACGCCCTTAGCTTTTTTAGCTTCTTCATAGGCTAACTTACCGAATAAACCAGCAAGTCCAGCTGCTCCGACATCGCCAAGGCCAAAGCCTCCTCCCATGCCACCAGCACCACCAGCACCACTAAAAATTTGTCCTAGACCGCCTTGTCTAACTGGGTCTGAGGGTCTGCCTTTTAAAAGATCTTCAATCATTCCTAATCGAGACTGTCCTTTGGTACCACCAAATAAACTGCCTAGGCCACCACCTGCTTGTGGCATCATGCCTGATTGACTGAGGTTTTGTAATATTTCAGCCTCACTTGCACCTTCGGACAACAGTCTGTCGATCCTAACTTGTGTTGATGGATCTGCTCCTGCATAAATATCTTGCACGCTTTGTTGTGGGCCGCCAAATAAACTTCCTATGCCAGCTTTAGCACCTGAACCAAGTGCTCTGAATTTATCAAAAAATCCAAGGTCTTGAAATCCTCCTGGTCCAACCGCTTTACCGCCAACACTTCCCAAGCCTCCTATTCCGCCCATAAGTTTGCCAGTACCGTAACCACCAAGAGCACCACTAATGGCTCCTTTTAAACCTTTACCTGCTGCAACATTAGTTGCTGCACCTATTCCTGCTGCCAATACTGGGCCAACTCCTGGAATAAAGTTTGCTAATGGGCCTGCAACGGGTGCAACCTTTTTAACAACCTTTTTAAGAGCTTTACCTATTTTTTTGAATATACCGAATTCTTCTAAACCAGTCATTGGATTTAAGGTAGCAATACCACTTCCAACCATTGCAGCACCTGGATCTAAATTAAATTCATCAAATTTTGCTTCTACCTGGTTTTCAAATTCTGCATCTTGCATAAACTCAGGGGGCAATACAACCTCGCCTGGTCTTAAATGAGCAAGAACGGTATCTTCGCCTGTACCTTCTGCGGCCAACATTTGTGCTTGTTCAAACAAAGGAGCTTCTTGTTTTTGCTCTCCTGTTTGAATTAACTGTTGTAATGTTTGTTGCTCTTCAGCATCTAAAGGAATATCACCCATCATTTCCATCATAGGATCACCACCTTCTTGCATCATGACAGGCTGACCTTGCATTTCTTGAATTCTTTGCATGATCATCATTCTTTCTTCATCACTCATTTGGCCTGACATATCAGGCATAGGTGCTGGAACTGATTGCATTTGTTCTGCATTTAATTGAACAGGTGGAGAAATTTTTGGCTTTCTTAATAAAAGGTTTCTAATTTGCTCGTCTATCATATTAGGTGCCGTCATAAGTTGATTGATGGTTTGGGGGCTTCTTTGCGTAACAGCTTCCTCGACTAAACCGACATCTATGCCAGCTTCTTCAGGTAACATTTTTTGTATTCTTTCTTTTAACTCTATATCCATTATGGTGTACTAACTGTTACTGCTCCAAGGCCTGAAGTTACTTCAAGACCAGTTAAATATACCTGGAGACCATATAGATCTCGCCATTGCGTACCATCATAAGCCTGATGAATACCCAATGTGGTGTTAAATATTATAGCACCAGTTTGAAATTGGAGTTCCGACTTTTGTGTCTCATTAAAAACAGGTACAGCATCAGGATCTATTGGCCCTAAGTTAAGTTCTAAAATACGAACCAATCGGTTAAAAAGATCGGGTGTTACCTCTTGAGCAGCCAGGGGTAAACGAGTGGGTAAAAGTTTAGCCACTACCTTCTACCCGAAGCCTGTACATCAAGCCTTGTTGATCCCAACCTCCATTTGAAATCTTTATTGTTTGCTGGTGAAACATTGTCATCGTCTGACTCAAATCGCAGCACAAATTGACGGCCACGACTTCTTAGAAATCCTTCGGTGCTTGCCGCAGTAATTTGTGTGGTTGAGTCTGTTGTAAGAGATTGATTTGAAAAATCTCTACGCTTTAATACAAAATTAATAGCAGGAGTATTGGTATCAGTTTCTGTTAAAAACTTAACATCAGGTAAAACTTTTTTAACAAAAGCAAAGTTTTCTCCATCACCAATATCTAAATCGGCTGATTCGATAAACACATTTGTCATGGGGTTGGTATCATCGTTTGAGCCTTCTTCATGTGAATAAAGATAATAACTAGAATCACTACCGCCTGTTGCTAATGGTTTATTTTCCACTCCGCTTTCTTGCCAAGCATGTCGTACCAGGGATCCAATAGACCAAACATTTTCTTCATAGTTATATAAAACGTATCTTGATATTTCACCAGTGCCATCTTCCAGGCTTGGATAAAAGAACCATATTTCGCCAAATTCTTGATTAACTGCGGCAAAAGATTTGAATGATTGTGACATGTCGAGATCAGAATAAACATAATCTTTAACAGAACATGGGAGCTTTTGGACTGCACCATTGTAAATATGAAATCCTTGTTTGCTCATAAAGATAACACCTGCTGGTGTATTTCCTGCTGCTTTTGGTGCTAACAAACCAACGCCTTCATTAATTAAATTTAATGCAAAAGTAAGTGGGGGGCCTATAAATTGCATAGAGTATAAAGATGTATCAGTCCATATAAGAACCTCTTGCCTTGATTTTATTCCACCAATAATTTGCGAACCGCTTGATAACCTAACAGAACCAGCAGTATTAGTTGCCGTAGGTTCAAAATCTAAAGCATTTTCCTGATCACTAAATGCAACCAACATTGGATCGACAGATCCTGTTCTTGTTCCGCCTGATAGTGGATCTGAACCCAAAACTATTAAATGTCTGTCGGTTTCTGAGGTTACAACTTGCAAGCCCACAGTTGGAACTTGGTTGGCACCCGATATTCCCGACAATTCTTCCGCCCTGGTAGCCAAACCGTTAGATTCATCCCAGTAATAAATGCCTCCACCTCTTGGATTGATAACCAAATCTTCACCAAAGTTATCGTGTGTCCAAAGTCTTAATTGGTTATTTGCTGATAATGCTGAAGATGATCCCCAGGCACCTGCACCAAATGCATTTACACCCCAACCTGTGGATTGAACGTAATCGTCTAGGCCAACATTGATTTGATACTCGCCCACAACACTCGAACCGCCATTACCAGTGTCGGATGCATTTGCAGTAACTGTAACACCTGAAGTGTCTTTAGCTGTAATAGTATAAGAGTCTGCATCAACAATACTTGTTATTTGATATTCCTGGTTTAAAACATCGGCTGTAATTAAGCCGCCTAACGACACGGCACCTGAGAAGGTGACAAAATCGTTTAATAGTGATCCGTTTGCTGTATCTGAAACCGTAATGGTTGAAGATCCATCGGTTGCTGAAAAAGTAACATCTCCAGCTGCGGTTGTACTTCTTATCGGAGTTACATCATTGAGAACTGCACCAGCTTCAATGTAATATTTAAAAGTTGTGCCTAGGCCCGCATATTTTGTTCCATCCAGGGCAATCCATGAATGTATGGCTCTGCCTATACCAAGAAAAGCAGATTCAACATATTTAATCCATCCGCCTATTTTCTCGGCTACGCCTTTACGAAATCTAATAAAGTTAGCATTAACCCAACCACCCTCTTCAGAGTAGTCAGTGTTTTCTTTATTAATTCCTGCTTTGAATTTAAAACTTGCTAAAGGCATACATAAATTTCCGTTTAAATAGAACCAAGTTTATCACATTGCTGCAATACTCTTGGTTTCTATGATTTATGTATTAAGCAAGTCTTATAATTGCACCTGTGGCCGTTGGGCTTGGAAAAACAATTGTAAAATCTCCAGCAGTAGATGTTTTTGAACCGCCAAAACTAATTGCTGCAACGGCTGGATCACCAGCTTCCGTGTCGTTAAATATTAAACATCCACTTGCAGTAATAGTAGCTGTAGCAAAAGTTTCATCCGCAAAATCAACCACAGCGGTTGTTCCTGTAGCTACTGGTGTTACATTTGTTAAGTCCTGGCCTTTGGCAGTATATCCAGTTCCTGAAACTTCTCCAGTTGTGGTGTATGCAGTTGTAGTTGCACCCAAAGATGCGGTTCCACCTGCATAAAGTGCCAAATTAAAAGTATCGCCTGTGCTAGCAGTAAAATCGTGAACCCCTTTTAAAAGTTCCACTTTAAAACTTGTACAAATTGCACTTGTTATCGCCATTTATAACTCCTTCATAATTTTAGCTAACTGTTCATGACCTTGGCTTCTAAGTTTGTTTGACATAGTCACTCTATTAGAACGGATAGCACTATTCATATTAGCCAATATAATACCATATATTTTATTTCGGAATGCCTCGGCTTGCTGTCTAATGTGATCAGGTGCATCTTCTGAGATACCACAAATTCTATTGGTAGCTTGTTCAGCCCAAAACTCAGGATCGTGTCCTTTATTGTTAGTGGTGTGAACCTCGATATTGCCAAGGTTAAAAAGAGTTTCTTCTGTTAGCTTCATCCTTTGTATGGTTCGGGAGGTCTGATGGGCTCCATTCTAGCCTTAACTTTGTTTTCTTTTATTGCTTGATTCATTTTTGAATATTCAGAAATAATCCATTTTCCCTCACTGGGTATTGCAACCATTGGATCAGGCAGCCTGTGAAATCCATAAAGTCTTTCATAGGGTTTAACATTTGAATCCAAGAGAGAAGATTTTTGACTTGCACCAACTTCAATTCCATTTTCAATGCATTTAGACAACCAAAACTCTACACATGCACGGCCAGCTTCTGCTGCATGCATATTGCCCTGGTAAGAAAAATCAATTCCAAATAGATCTATTTTTCCAACTTTACACCAATAAGCAAAAGCAATGGTAAATGCAACCGTTGTATTCATGTAAGCACAGCTGCTTGCATTACACACTTCTTCTAAAGGAAAAACCACGGCACTTGGAACTCTTTCATCCAATTCGCATGTATATATAGGCATCTTCCATTTTGGAAGGTTTTCTCGCATAACTTCAGTTTGCAGGCCCGCATCATCACTATCTAAAAACCTTGATGCTGGATCCAACATGAAAAGTCTATCGCATGGATATACAGCAGCTGCTGCATTGATGCACCAAACCTCATCGTATTTTATTGAATTTTGTATGGAAATTGCGTAATCAACCTGGGATCCACCCAAGCCGATAATGGCAACTTTCTTACCCTCGAGTTTTTTTATTGGTTTCATTAACTGACATTGATCCTCAAACTATCGTATCTGTACTCATCTCTCGTTAAGCGACCTTCGGAAAGGTTCTTGGCTCTAAGTAT